AACATGAATACCGACGATCTTTTCATCGACAGTATTTTTCAACAAAACAATTGGGGAGCCACAATCACCAGGATGAGTAGTAGCCTGATAAGTGACTCCTGAAGAAACATAAAGTACTCGTGAAGAAGATAACGTATACGAAACAACACGCTTAATTGGATTAAGCGAGAAGGAACGGATGTTAGTGGTTGGTTTACCATTAACAAGTGACATTCCTAACATCATTGCTTTATCATTATCCAAGATCTTATAAAGATCCTGGACTTTGATAAACTTTGTTAAGTTATCAGGCATCATAGGCACAGATGTTCCGGAAAAATCATATAACACAGCATCAATTGTAGGTTGATTCATGTTATCAAGGATCAGAACCAATCGCTCAACATTAAAATCTATAGTGTGATGAACACCATGGATAGTTATTGTTAGGCGATATATTCTATCCTTAGTAGATAATATAATTTTTCCATCTTTGTCAAGAAAAAAGTGTTTAGGCATTAAAAAACGTTGTGAACGTATGTGAAGAGTATTCACAAAATTCACAACATCAGTTTTTGCAATATAGAATCTCGTCGAATCAGAACATGTAAGAACACACGTCACGACTCGCTTAATAAGACTCTCTGCAAATGCTATGCCAGCCGGATCATCACAACCCTGAGCTACATAATCACTAATTTTATGACAAAGTTCATCTACTGGAGGATGTTCAGCACTATACGAATTCATCGCATTCTCAATATTAACTTGATTCTGGAAAAACAAAGCATTGTACTTCTCATGGACTGTTGGGTCCTTGGTAAGTACATGTTCTTCAGAAACAATATTGGGTTTACGATGTAAATGTATAGGATCGGCACGCGATTCATCAATAACCGTTGGACGGTTTTTAAAATGGATCGGATCTGAACGTGATTCATCAATAACCGTAGGACGGTTTTTGTGATGAATCGAGTCTGAGCGTGATTCTTCAATAACCATAGGATGGTTTGTTGAAGAAATAACTCTCGGATGCCGATTAGCCTTGTCAAGTGTGAAACGAGCCAAATCTTCCATATTATCATTCAAAAAATTCTCAATCCTTAGAGAATTTTCTTTCGATGCTTCGAGTGAATAATTATGGAGATTTGCTGTGGCTCGCCACATCACTTGACTAGGGGGTATATTGGCGTTTACAACTTGCTTCATAGCTTGCAATTTGTTATTGGCTGTACCTTCTCGGGGTTTTCCTAATAGAAATGAAATGACTAGCATTTCAACTTCTACACGGGAATCCAGAGTCGTACGGTCAACAACTTTAGTCAAGTATTTAACAAATTTAAAACCAGCCAATATAGCCGAAATTATTGATAAAGCCGAAAGTATTGGTGAGATTACAACATTATTTATATATGCAGCGTTTCTTGCAAAAAACGTAGAAGATATATAATAACTGTAGGAACTCATCAATGTTTCAGCAATATCAAAAATTCCTTGGGCGCGCATTTTCTTCAAACAGGCAACAACAGCCGCATTGGACGATATCATATTCTCAATTTTAAGTTCATTCTTATAGTGCTTCAAATAAGCAGCATAAGCTTTCTCTATAAATTGATTA